TGATGATAGTGATGTTAGTTTATTAAGTGATGAGGAAAAAGAAGAATTGATGAGTTCACTTGAAGATGCCGCGACTGAATTACAAAAAAAATCTGATGATATCAATATGGATAAAATAAGAAAAAGGATTGAAACATAATGCCTTTAGATTTTGAATTTCATTTAGGTCATGTTGAACGAGTCTTTCCAACGGAAGAAGAACTGACATGGTATTCCGGTAACACTAGTGCAACTGATAAATCACCATCTCAGTTTATTTTATTAAAACCAAGTAGTGGATTATTACCAAGTTTAAGAAATAAGATTTATGCTAGACCTTTATTACGAGGTGTTAGTGATTCAATTACTCGTGGGGATTTAGTTTTATGGGCTGAAGTATCCGATAAGTTTTTTTATTTAGGTCCACTTAACACAGAGAATTCTCCAAATTATAGTCCAGACCACACATATAGACCACCAAAAAAAACTAGAGGTACGAGGAAAGATGGTTATAGTCCTATGTTTCCAACAGAACTAAGACCACCGAAGTTAAAAAAACAAAGTTCTGTATTAGATAGTTTTGGTGTTGACTTGGAAGAACTTTCTGAATTGGATTTACTTTCAAAGTTTACTGATATGACCTTTGAAGGTAGACATGGTAATTCGATACGATTGGGATCAAGAAGAGAAAATCCACAAATTAAAATTTCAAATAAAAGATACGGATCCACCGAATCTAAATTGGATGGTTCAAACATATCTATGCTATCAGTAGGTTCATTAATACAAAATCTATATGGATATGGACAGGATCCAGATAATGGTGTTATTTGGAATAAATTGTCATGTGATGATGACAGTATAAATAATCCAAGAGAAATTCGTATAAATTATGGAAATGATCCACTTCCAATTGGAGATGGATTAGTTGAAGATTATTTTGATTATGATTATGGTGATCCTACTATAACAGATTATGATGGTAATCAAATATATGGTAAAAATAAATCAAATCAAATGATACTCTTTTCTGATAGAATAGTGTTTGATGCAAAGAAATGGGATTTAACTTTTTCAGCATATCGTAATATAAATTTAGGAGCTGGAAAAAACTTTACTCTGACTAATAAAGGATTCTCAGTTATTGAATCCAATAATATTTATTTAGGAAGGGAAGCAAAGAGAAGAACTCAACCTATGGTGTTGGGTGAAGAATTAAGAAAAGTATTGGTTCAGATTATGGAAATATTAAGAGATTCAAGGGCATTAGTACAAGGTGTACCTATTCCACTTGTTAAACAAGATTCAAGTCCAATGGCAATCGAAATCGAAAAAGTACTACAGAATTTAAATAATGAATATACGCCACAATTGGATACTGAAAATACACAAAATCCTATACCAATTGGTGATAGGTCAGTAGGTGGACCAAGTTTTTTCAGTAATCATCATTTTATAGAATCGAATAGACCAAAACCACAGGAGTAAATAATGAAGTTATCTATATTTAAAAAGTTAATAAGAGAAGTAATAAGAGAAGAATTAGAATATTCTCTGCGTGGACTTCGTAAAGAGTTAAAAGAAGTAGTAGTTAGTAGTAATAATGATAATATAAGTAAAGCTAGAACTGACAGGACAAAAGATACAAGTTACAAAAAGTTGATGAACGAATCACCTAGTTCCAATCCCAACAGTTCCATTACCAATAGCAACATTTCCGTACCCCAAACTAATAACAAAGTTTTGAATTCCTTATTAACAGAAACGGCACAATCTGATGATTGGAAAAAAGTTGATTCGGAACCTGAAGTAAAATCAGTACAAGATAATACAGAACAATTACCTGACCATTTGGAGAATGCTTTGAATAAAGATTATAGTGAAGTATTAAAAAAAGTAGAAGAAAAAACGAAGTTTAAAAATGGCGCTTAAATCTGCTATATTAACCGCGTTAGGACAAAATTTAACACCTACACAGGATAAAGATTTTGAACTTTCTTCTGAAGGTCAAGAAAAGTTAGAGGTATTATCGGAACAGTTAGCTATGGCAATAAGAGACTACATTGATGAATTAGTTTTTAGAGTTCACGACTTAAAAGCTGATACTGTTATTTTACCTGGAACAATACAAACTGCAGCAGGACCAAATGTTAACCCAATTAAAGTTTCGGTTAAAGTTAGTCAAGATAATCCAGCGGGTATCACAGACCAACCAAACGCTCTACAGTCTGTGGTTAAAGTTGACTCTAATGTAAACAGAGATAAGAGTGGAGTTGTATAATGCCAATACTTGATAGAAGAACAAATCAATTTGTAGATGATCAAGATACACGAGTTAGTGTTGGGATTGATTTTCCATTTGCACTTGTACCAAATCAAGATGGATATTTTAAAACAACTAAGTCAACAATTGATGCTATTAAAAATAATATAAAATTATTATTACAAACCGAACAAGGTGAAAGAGTTTTTCAACCGAACTTAGGTATGGGATTAAAACGATTTGTATTTGAACAAATTACCGAGGACACTACAATAGAAATAGAAAATAATATCGTTGATGTATTTGAAACTTGGTTGCCATTTGTAGACTTAAAGGATATACAAATAAACATTGATTCAGAGAATCAAACAAATAATAAAATAGGTATTAATATAACATTTAGTATTAATAAAGCACCGGGTTCATTAGAATCAGTCGGAATTGTTTTGGAGTAAAGATATGCCATACACACCAACAAATATTAATTATACAAGTAAAGATTTTTCTACAATCAAAGCTGATTTAATTGAATATACGAAGTCTTATTTTCCTGATACATATAAAGATTTTAATGAGACATCTCCTGGTATGATGTTAATTGAATTAACAAGTTATGTTGGTGATGTATTGTCTTATTATGTTGATTATAATTTTAAAGAAAATGTATTGGCAACAGCAACCGAAAAAAGAAATGTAGTTAGGTTGGCTGAATTTCTTGGATATAAAACACCAAACAAAACACCATCAGTTGTTAAATTAAAAGTAACCGTAGATATAGATGCCGATTCTAGTAATAGTTATAAACCAAAATATAGTGATTCTAATGTAGTACGAATTCCACCAGGATTACAAATCAAATCTAATGTGGATAGTGAACTAGTATTTGAAACAACTGGAGATGTAGATTTTACTATTTCGGGTTCACCAGACACACCACAGGTTAGTGAACCAAGACTTGGTGCTGATGGGTTAGCTACTGGTTTTACTTTAACTAGATATGTTAGAGCTATATCAGCCGAAACTAAAACAAAATCATTTACAATTACAAGTCCAACTAAATTTTTAGAATTAGACTTGGGTGAGGATGATGTGGTTGAAATATTAAATTGTACAGATTCTTCTGGTCAAAAGTGGTATGAAGTAGATTACTTAGCACAAGAAAGAATTTTAAAGGAAACACACTATAATGAAGCGGATTCAACTCGTGGTACTGGATATGACCAAGGTGAAGGTATAGATGATAATTCATTAATATCAATTCCCTATACTGTAGATTATATAAAAACAAATAAGAAATTTGTAAAGAAATTTGATGTTGATACCGATTCAACTAAATTAATGTTTGGAAATGGGTTATATAAATTTAATGTAACTGGTTCTTCCAACACTAGTATTTTTTCAACAATAGAACAAGCTGGATTAACATTAAATGGACAAGATGTTACTTCTGTGAATCAAGGTATTAGTGATACAATCTTATCTAATAATTTAAATTTAGGTGAAACTCCAACTAATACAATCTTAACTGTAACATACAGAGTTGGTGGTGGTCCTGATTCAAATGCACAGGTTGGGGAAATAACCGAAGTACAAAATACTCCCTCTGGTGTTACTTTATCTATTACGAATGATGAACCAGCAACAGGTGGAACTGATGGTCAAACAGTAGATGAGATTAAAAATAATGCGAATGCATTTTTTGCTTCACAATTAAGATGTGTTACACGAGAAGATTATCAAGCCAGAATACTAAATCTTCCAGCAAAGTTTGGTAATATTGCAAAAGCTTATGTAGAGAGAATTGACGACCAAGGTGGACTACAAGTAAGTACATTGTCATACAATCAAAATAAACAATTAGTACAAACACCACAATTAGTATTGACAAATATAATGACTTATTTGAATCAATTCAGAATGATAAATGACCATTTAACTTTTGGTTATACTTTAAATGATACCATATTTTCTGGTTATATTGTTAATTTTGGAGTAAGATTCGTAGTTAATGCTGATAGAAGATCTAATGCAAGTGATGTCAAAGTTGAAGTCATTGATGTCATAAGAGATTTTTTCAGAGTTGAGAAAATGCAATTTAGACAATCAATAAACATGAATGATTTACAATACAATATATTAGGATTAGAGGGTGTAATTGGTATAAGTAAATTAGATCTTTTTCAGAGAGAAACTTCTGAAGGGATTGATAGGGTTATGGCTAACTATCAAGCAAATGGTGAAGGGATAGCTGATGGTGAAAGTGATTATGGATTTGAATACAGCTTTAGTGGAGCTGAAGAAAATGGAATCATAAGACCATCGATAACACCATCTGTATTTGAATTAAAGAATCCCAATAGGGACATTTATGGGAAGGTGATATAATGCATAGATTTTTTTTCACAACCAAAGATGCTTTTATTAGTAGTGGCTCAAACGAATTCTCAGGAGATGATTTTAAAGATAAGAATACAGGACAAGATGAGATACTTGAATTAAAAAAAGTATTTTTTAATAGAAATTTTCACTATCCAACTAGAGTGTTACTTCAATTTGATGCCGATGATATAGAGAGTTTTATAAGTTCATCCAATATACATACTAAATTTCCTTCATATAAACTTAATCTAAGACTTTGGGAAACTAAAGGAACAAGTGGTTTATCAGAAACTTATAAGATTGCCGCATATCCAATAAGTGAATCTTGGAACGAGGGTATAGGTAAAGAATTAGATGAACCCAAGACGACTGAAGGATGTAGTTGGAAATACAGAAAGAATACAGAAGGTGCTACTCAAAAAACTTGGGCAAGTGCTGGTGGGAGTTACATAGCAGCTGATGAAGTAACACAATCTTTTTCATCAGAGTCTCCAGATATCAATATGGATATAACTTCTATTGCAAAGAAATGGTTTACTGGTCAGAATAATAACTATGGATTGTTATTAAGATTCTCTGGTAGTAGAGAAACATCAACTGGTAGTTTTGAAGATTTAAAATTCTTTTCAAGACAGACCAATACAATCTATAGTCCTAAGATAGAATTAAAATGGAAAGACCATATACCAGCAACAGGAAGTAATACTGGTAGTTTAACGGAATTAGACTTATCTGGTACTGCGGATAACTATTTGTATCCACTATACTTTAGAGAAGCTTATAAAGAAACGGAACAAGTCAAGTTTAGATTTGGTGCTCGTAAACGATATATTAATAAAAGTTTTACAACATCAGTTCAGACTGTAAGTGGAAGTTATCTACCACACGGTTCTGCATCTTATTCAATCATTGATTTGGCAACCAATGAATCGGTTGTCCCATTTAGTGCCTATACGACAATGAGTTGTGATACGGTATCACCGTATTTTATGCAAGACTTAAATGGTTTTGAACCAAATCGTGCTTATAAAATATTAATAAAAGTCAAACATAATGATGACCAAAAAATAATATACGATGACGATTTTGAATTTATCTTGAGGGTATAGTATGCCATATCACGATAAAAGTTCTCCTGATAAAAATATAACTAGACAAACTAGAACTCAAGAAACTGGTTTAACGTCACCAGCTGGTGGGGGTGAAGATAATCCAATAACACTTGTAAATCAAATTGCACAGCAAGATCAGAATTGGACTTATGAGTTAACTGGAGAACCATATGTAGGTTTGTATCATCAACATCAAGATGGTACTTACATGATTGGTGCTGGTCAGTTGGGTGTTGTTCATGAGATAAATCTTAATGAA